CATCTATTGCGTTATTTACTGGAAGTATAGAGAGTAGCGATTGGACTATAGTAGCAACTATGTATGTGGCTATTCAAGGTGCAACTGATATTGTTGAACGTTTAATGAAGGCTAGAAGCAATGTCAATTAATGATTTGAAGATATACGGATTAAATTCAATTACAATGGCAATTAGCTTTTCAAATGTTGAAGCTACATTGAAGATATTATTGTTGTGTGCATCTATTGTGTATACAATACTAAAAACTATTGAACTTATAAAGAACAAGAAGAATGGATCAAATAACACTGAATAGAATACAAACATTACATCCTAAAATAAGAAAAAAAGTTTTAGATGCATATATTTATGTTAACAATAAATTATTAGGTAAAGGTGTTAGACTTCGATTTGCTTACACAACAAGAACTATAGAAGAGCAAAATGAGTTATACAAAATAGGTAGAACTAAATTATACGATTCTAAAGGAAGAAGATTAGGTAAAGTTACAAATGCAAAAGGAGGAGAATCTATTCATAATTATCACTTGGCTTGGGATATTGTTTTGTTGTTAGATAAAGATGGAGATGGAAAGTTTGAATCTGCATCTTGGGATACAACATTAGATTTCGATAAAGATAAAACATCTGACTGGATGGAGGTTGTTAAATACTTTAAGTCTATTGGAGCTGTATGGGGAGGCGATTGGAAGTTTAAAGATAAACCACACTTTGAAATTACATTTGGTCATAATTGGAGAACATTAAAAAGTAAATTAGACAAAGGAGATACATTTAAAGAATTAATTAACGGAGTAGAATATACTTATGTTAATTTATAATAAAAAAATATATGGCAAGAATAAAAACATATACAGTAGACACACTTATAACAGACAATGATATTGTCATAGGTAGTGATGCAGACAACCTAAGTCAAACAAAGAATTACAGAGCGTCTGATTTAAGAGGTTATGTGTTGTCAGGTTTAGACCCAATAACAGGAGGTAACTTAAAAATTACTACGATTACTGCTACAGATGAAGTAAATCTAACACCTGAAGATTACATTAATTTACAAGACCCTGCATTAGAGGTATTGAATTATGAAATAATCTTCTTAATTCTAAATGGAAGAACATACATCTTTAGAAAGAATGGAGATATATTTGGAGTAGATGCAACACAAACCACATCTGATGATTTTACAGAAATAGATATTACATCTATTATAAATGCTAATTTACAAGACTTAGATTCTGTTTTGAATGTAGGAAATGAATCTCCAGATAACGATGCTAAGATAAATGATTTATACTTATTTGACAATGCAGATGGTTCTCAGTATGGTGTTAGATTAGACGGTTCTAAAGAAGCTTTAAACATATATCAAGCAAATGGAACTTACTTATGCACTATAGATGAAGGTAAAATTGTATTTAATAAAGGGGTATATAATTATTCAACAGCATACCCAACAATAACAGCGGATAGAACTGCAACATTTCAGGATGCATCAGGTACTGTTGCTTATTTATCTGATATACCTACAGGATTTATAACAAGCGTCACATCTGATTCAGACCAAGTAACAGCAACTACTACAGGAGGAGATGTTGTAATTGATTACACTCCTAATATTGATTTAAAGTTACTAAAGACATACTTGTTAGATACATTAACATCTACAGCATACTACTTTGATGGAGGGGAATTTTCTTATAACGTAACAACAGAACCAATTAATGCATTAAAGCTAGAGTTTAATGATAACTTAACTGTAGTTACAACAACTAATTTTGGTTATTATTCTTTTCAATATGAAGATGGTACTAATATAGTTGCAGAAATACCTCTAACAGGACATATTGTTTCTGGAAGCACACTTACCGTTAAGTTAGATTTAGCTACTTATTGGAGTAATATTATTGGAAGAAGGTTATCTAATATAGGTATTCATTTAGGAGTAGGTGTTATTAAGTCATCAGACAACGTATCTTTTAGTGGATTAACTCCTTCAGGATTAACAAACTATTTTAACATTTATACGACAGCAGAATCTACAGAACCATTTGTAACATTAACAAGAGTAACAGAACCTTTAGGTGATGGTGTTTATGAATATGAATACTCTATTACAGGTGTTGCTTCAGAAGCATACTTACAATATAGAGAAGTTAGTACAGACTCTTGGTCTTTAGCTGGAGCTGGAACTATAATAGAAGGAGATAATACTGTGTCTGTTGATTTAGGTGGAACGCTACCTATGACATCACAATTTAGAGTTCAAGTAAACTTTCCTGGATTTGGAGTTGTTTACAGTAATATAGAATAGTTATGAATAGATATGTAGTATTTATATTAGGGTTTTTGTCTTGTGCATTGCTAATTAAGTTTTGCGAACGACCTAAGAAAGATGACAAGATTGTAACAAAGACAAAAATTGTAAAGGTTACAGACACTCTAAAGATAAAGGGAAATACTATAACAAAATACAAAGAGGTGTTTGTCAGAAAGACAGACACTTCTATTGTTTATTTATATAAACCTGATAGTACATCTATTTGTGCAAACTACTACGAACAACCTATTATAGGTAAAAGAAGTAATGGACTTGCTAAGATAACAACAACTGGTGAGTTATTAGATTTTTCAGCTATAATAGAATGTCAGGATAGTATAAAAGAAACAATAATAACAAAATATGAAGATAGGAGTAGGTTATTTCTATCTGGAGAATACACAACAAATACAGAGCTGAAAATAGGTCTTGATTACAACATAAAAAATAGGTTATTATTAAAAGGAGGAGTTGGTTACGACTTCTATTATAAGTCACCATATATTTCATTTGGTGTTGGAGTACCTTTATTTTAAGTATCTTTGTACTTTAATTTAATTTAACAATGAATTTAATCAGAAAAATAACAGTCAAGATAGACAAGGATAGTGTTATGCACTACCAAGTTGGAAGTAAAGTATTTAACGGAGCTAGAAAGGTTTCGGATATATTAAACGAAGGAAAGTTCTTTGACATCTATGTAAGAGAAGCAGACAGCGAAATAAAGATGATATGGAAATCTTTTAATGTAGATTCCATTATACACATTGAATACGAAACTGATTTGTAATATATGAAAAGTCCACATTATTTTATTGTAAGACCTCTTAATTCCGAGAGGTATTCTAATTTGAATCAAGATGGTTTAATTTTAAATACATCTGTAGAGGACCACAACTTTACACAGAGATTAGCTGAAATTGTTTCAACTCCTATTGGATATGAAGGAGATGTAGAAGTTGGTGACACAATTGTAGTACACCACAATACATTTAGAATTCAGTATAACAATCAAGGAATACCATTAGAGAGTAAATATCATATTGAAGACGACTTATTTTATGTAGAAATTCCGTTAGCTTATATGGTTGAAAAGAAGGATACAAAAGAAAGAATAGCACTACCTCCATATTGCTTTGTACAACAATCATTTGTTGATGATAAGTGGCAAGGAGTTATTCCAGAGGAACAATTTGGAATACTAAGGTATAAGAACAAGGATATGGTAGACTTTAATGTCGGAGACAAGGTAGGTATGAAGCAAGACTCAGAATATGAATTTAACGTGTTTGGAGAAAGCCTTTATATGATTAATCAAAATAGAATATTATTTACTTTATGAGAGGATTAAGTAAGGATATAGAAATTGCTGTAGACACTGTAATCGAAGGATTAGAGTATGAAACCGATATGTCCTTAGTTGATGCTGATAAGGTAAAGACAATTGTTAAGGCTAAGGTTGATTCATTTAAGTATGGTAAGGAATTACTACTTAGGTGGCAGAATAGCAATAACGCTCCAAACGAAGCTACTTTAAAGAGATACGTAAAAAGACTAATCAAGGCAGGAGATATTGCCTTAGAAGTCCTTAGAAAGGCTTTAAGAACTAAAATTGATTACGATGAGTTAGACCCTTCTAAACATCACCTTGCTATTTCTGTAAAACCATCAATTCATCAAGCTATTATAGAGATAGACTCAGCTTTAATTGAATTAAGAATGCAGTTAGATGCAGATAATATCAATTTAAAGGAAAATGAATTTAAGAGAGGGTATCCAGAGAAATTTGCTTCAGGTGAATTCTTGCCATCTAAAGATTACTATAAAGAATGGTATGATAAAGAAAATGACGCTATAATATTAGATCCAAAGGGAACAAAAGGAGAAATTATAAAGGTTGGTGACCTTAATGTTATTTTGCCTAAAGTTCCAATGAAGAAGCACATACTATTTAGTGATTTAAAGAAGGAAGATCAATATTGGAGAAGGATTGATGAGCCTAGTGGTTTATCTCAAGATACAGCAGAGGCTTATACAGAATACATTGTAGAGGAATTCAGAAGAAGAAGAGAGGGTGTTTGGTTTATGAATAATGGTAAACCTGAATACTTAACAGGAACTCACTACTTTGCTTTGCAGTGGATTAAGATGGAAGACTCTGGAGGTTATATGGACTTCAGATATGCTCAAAGAGATATGTTTTACTTTACACAAGCTTGTATAGTAGATACAAGATGTCTTGGGGAGTTGTTTGTTAAGTCAAGACGTACAGGTTATACATACCAAATTATATGTCAATTACTTAATGATGCTACTTCTGTTTCAAATGCTAGGTTAGGTATTACATCTAAATCTAATGATGATGCTGAAAAGGCATTTTCAAAGTTAAGTTATGGTTTCTTAAATTTACCTTTCTTCTTTAAACCTGTTGTTAAGGGTGTTGAAGATTCTAAGAAGTTCTTGGAGTTTGCAAAACCATCAGACAGAACAAAGACAGGAAAGAAAAAGAAGGATACAAATACAGACGACTACTTAAATACATTAATTGACTTCTTGCCAACAAAGAATGATTCTTATGACGGTCAGAAAATGTTTAGATATTTAGCCGATGAGGCATCAAAATGGACCAAGCCTGCTAACTTTGAGAAACACTGGGGTCAAGTATCACCAACGTTTGATACAGGAGGTAGAATTGTAGGTAAGGCATTTGTAGGTTCTACAGTTGCAGCAATGAAGGATGGTGGAGAAGAGTACTTTGAGTTGTATAAATCTTCTATGGTTAAGAAGAGAAATAAAATTACAGGTCGTACTCCTTCAGGATTGTATACATACTTTTTACCTGCTCACAAGAATATGGAGGAATACACTGATAAGTATGGTGTATGTCACGAAGTAGTTGAAAAAGGAAGTGGATTTTATAATGCTCAAGGTGTATGGATAACAATTGGTTCAATTCAATTCTTAGAGGCTAAGAGGCTAAGTAAAAAAAAGGAAAGTGATATTGCTTATAATGAAGAGTTAAGGGCATTCCCTATGACTATAGATGAAGCATTCAGAGATGAAATGCTACAATCTACATTTAACCTTGAAAAGATATTATCTCAAATAAAGATAAATGATGACCACGAGGTAGAAAGAAAGTTGGTTAGAGGAAACTTCCAATGGAAAGATGGAGTTCAAGATACAATTGTAGAATGGCATCCTAATGAAAAAGGTCGATTCTTAGTTAGTTGGATACCACCAGAGGAAATGAGGAATAAATTTTATTGGAGGAATTCATACGGAGACCATTCAAGACACCCATTAAATGAAGATATTGGTGCTTTTGGTTGTGACCCTTACGATATTTCAACTACTGTAGATGGTGTTAGAAAAGATGGTTCATATAGTGAAGAAGGAAGTAGAGGTTCTAAAGGAGCTTTACACGGACTTACAGGACTATCATTTTCAGATGCACCAAATAACACATTCTTTTTGGAGTATGTATCAAGACCAAGAACAGCAGAGATGTTCTTTGAAGATGTGCTAATGGCTTGTGTATTTTATGGTATGCCTATATTAATTGAGAATAATAAACAGAGGTTGTTGTATCACTTTAAGAATAGAGGGTACAGAGGATTTTCTATTACAAGACCAGACAAGGTTGAGAATAGGTTATCACCTACAGAGAAAGAGCTTGGAGGAATACCTAACTCGTCTGAAGATGTTAAACAGATGCACGCTGCCGCTATAGAATCTTACATAGAGAAATACGTTGGAGAAAATGAAGATGGAGATATATCAATGAATATGCCTTTCAATTTTACGTTAAATGATTGGAAGAAATTTGATATAAACAATAGAACAAAACACGATGCCGCTATTAGTTCTGGATTAGCTATTATGGCTGTAAACAGAAAGATGTATCAACCGAGAAAGAAAGAAGTAAAAGATATTACTATAAACCTAAGACTATATAATAATTAATTATGATTAAAAAGAAAACAGAAGGTGTTTCTATTACCTACAGAAGCTTCCCTCAACAAAATGTACCTTTTGAGGTTCAATCGAGTACAGATTATGGTTTACAAGTAGGTGAAGCCATACAGTCAGAGTGGTTTGCAAGGAGCGCAAGAAGTTGTAAGTACTTTGAGCAAAGAGATGAATTTCACAAGAGAAGAATGTATGCTAATGGTGTTCAAAGCTTAGCAAAGTACAAGGAGAAGTTCGCTGTAAATGGAGATATGTCTTATCTAAATTTAGATTGGAGCGTAGTTCCTGTAATACCAAAGTATGTAGATATACTTTCTAACGGTATGGCTCAAAGAGAGTTTCAAATTAAAGCGACTGCTGTAGACCCAACATCTATCAAAGAAAGAGCTGACAAGAAGAGAGCTTTAGAGAGAGATATGGTTGGTAAGGATATGGCTATTGATATTAAGAATAAATTAGGTATAGATGTAACTTCTGTTCCAATTGATAAAATTCCTGGCTCAAAAGAGGAGTTAGATATACAAATGGAGCTTGAATACAAACCACCAATTGAGATGGCTGAAGAGGTTGCAATTGAGTCTGTATTTAAGTTTAATGATTACGATAAGACATTAAGAAGAAAAATAGAGAAGGATTTAATTGAGGTTGGAGTTGGTTTTGCTAAGCATAGATTTACACCTTCAGATGGTGTTAAACTTGAATATGTAAACCCTGCTAATCTTATTTGGTCTTATACAGAAGACCCTTACTTCCAGGATTGTTTTTACTTCGGAGAATATAAGAATACAAACCTTTCAGAGGTTTACAAGGAATACCCAAACCTTACAAACGAACAAAAGGAGAGATTGCAAATCGTTTCTACTTCTTGGAATAACTATTACGAATTAAACTATGATAGCCAAAACACAGATGTTGTAGATGGTAAGATTGGTTTATTGTACTTTAACTATAAAACCTCAAGAGAGAAAGTTTGGAAAAAGAAGAAGAACTCTAAGGGAGGATTAAAAGTTATAGCTAAAGGAAATGACTTTGTTTATAAAGGAACAGGTGATGCTGACTTCGAGAAACTAACTAAAGTTGAAGAAGTTTGGTTTGAAGGAGTATTAGTTTTAGGAACAAGCATCTTATTACAATGGAATGTAGTTAAGAATATGGTTAAGGAGAATTCAAACCTTAATAAAGTATTACCTAACTATATTGGTATTGCTCCTAAGATGTATAGAGGATACATTGACTCTACAGTAAATAGAATGATTCCTTTTGCTGATGACATTCAAATGTCTTGGTTAAAACTACAACAAATTAAACAAAGAGTTGTTCCTGATGGTCAATATATTGATGTTGATGGATTAGTTGGAATTAAACTTGGTAATGGTAACAAATATACTGTAGAAGACGCGTTAAATATGTACTTCCAAACAGGTTCTGTTATTGGTAGAAGTTCTAATGTAGGAGGAGAATTTAATAACGCTAAAGTTCCAATTCAAGAGATTAGACACTCTTCAGGTCAAGATAAGATTAATTCGTTGTGGAATTCAATTCAAATATCTATGGATATGATTGCTTCTGTAACTGGTATTAATCAAGCAATTGATGCGAGCAACCCTGATAAGAATAGTTTAGTTGGTATTCAAAAAATGGCAGCTTATTCATCTAATGTCGCTACAAGACATATTCTTGAAGGAAGTATGTTTATTACAAGAGAGTTGGCTAAGTGTGTTGCTATTAGAATTTCAGATATTCTGCAATTCTCTGAGTTAAAGAATGACTTAATCAATAAAATATCAGCTAATAATGTTGATGTATTAAAGACTATAGCTAAATCTTACTTACACGACTTTGCAATTAATATTGACTTAGTTCCAGATGATGAAGAAAGAGCTAAACTTGAGGCGGACATTTCATTAGAGATACAACAAGGTAATCTTGGTGTTGAAGATAAGTATGCTATCTTAGGTATTAAGAATATGAAGTTAGCATCTAAATACTTGACTGTAAGAAAAGATAAGAAGATGAAGGAAAGACAAGAGGCTGAAATGCAAAAAATGCAAGCTCAAACTCAATCTAATATCCAATCTTCTCAAGCTGCTTCAGAAAGTAAGGCACAACTAATTCAATTAGAAGGACAATCTAAATCAATGGTTGAGCAAGCAAGAGTTCAAGCTGAAATTGAAAAAATGAGAATGGAAGTTGAATTCAAGATGCAGTTAATGGAAAGAGAGTTCCAATACCAAATGCAACTAAAAGGCGTAGAGGTAGAGGGAATGAAGAGTAAAGAAACTATGAAAGAAGATAGAAAAGACGAGAGAACAAAGCTACAAGCTACACAGCAATCAAAACTAATTGACCAACGTAAAAAAGATACGCCGCCAGTTAATTTTGAAAGTACAAATGACTCTCTTGATGCGTTTTCGTTAGCAGAATTTGAGCCACGCTAAAATGTGGCTTAATATTTCGTAATTTTGCAAAAAATTTTAATCTAATCTAAATAAAATAAATATGAAGCTAAAACTAGAAGGCTCTGAATGGAGTCGAGTAGATGATAATAGCGATGTTCAAGATAATGATGCGATCATTGACAATGAACAACCAACTGAAGTGAACACAGAAGATGTACAATCTGATGTACAAGATGATGTACAAAATGACGTACAAGATGTACAAGATAACGTTCTTAAATTTAATAATGAAGATGAAGTTCTTGAGTTTATCAAATCTAAAGAAGACTTATATACAAAGGTAGCTCCTAAATCAGAGGAGAAAGAATTACCTTCAGATATTAAGAAGTATTTAGAATTCAAAGAAGAAACAGGTAGAGGCTACGAAGACTTTGTTAATTATCAAAGGGATTACTCACAATACGAGAAAGACCAACTAATCAAGATGTATATCAAGGAAAATAACCCTGAATTCGATGATTTAGATATTAATGAAGAGTTTGCTGAAAACTATGCTTACGATGAAGATTATGATGATGAAAGAACAATCAATAAAAAAACACGTGCTTTAAAGAAAGCTCATAAAGAAGCTTTAGATTACTTTGAAAAACAAAAGGAAAAATGGAGTGTGCCATTGGAGGTTACTAATGACGTACAAGTTCCTGAAGATTACAAGGTAGCAAAAGAAACTTTAGAGGCTCTTAAATCACAAGAAGAGGTTACTAAGAAACAAGGTGAATACTTCTTGCAAAAGACAGATGAGTTGTTTTCAAATGAATTCAAAGGTTTTGAATTTAAAGTTGGAGATGACGTAATTGTTCAAAAACCAAGTAGTGTTGACTCTGTTAAAGAGAACCAAAAAAATGTAATGAACTTCTTTAGTAAGTTCTTAGATGAAAATGGATTGATTAAGGATGCTGAAGGCTATCACAAAGCTTTATACGTAGCTATGAATTATGAATCTGTCTTAAAGAATGTTTACGAGACAGCATACGCAAAGGCTATTGAAGCAGAGGTTAAGAATAGTAAGAATATAGATTTTTCTGCTAGACAAGCTCCTCAAACCATTTCAACAGGTATGAAATTCAAATTGGTATAAAAAAATTAAAAATTAAAAAACTATGGCATTATTAGCTACACCAGGAGTAAAATTAACTCCTACTGCGACAAAAGAAATTTTGTCTACAAATTACTTAGATGCATCTGATTTCGACTTTACAAATCAGTTCCTTCCTGAGTTATACGAGAAAGAATTCGCTCGTTATGGTAATCAATCGTTAAAAGGATTCTTAGAAAGAATGGGTCAAGAGATGCCTATTCAGTCTGACTTAATTAAATGGTCTGAAGAAGGTCGTTTAAGACCAGTTGGTACAGGTATTACTCGTTCTGCTAACGTATTTACATTAGCTTCTCACCCTTTCCGTAAAAATGATACGGTTATCATTGTTGGAACTACAGGTATTGAGAAAAAAGGTATTGTTTCTGCTGTGACAACAGATGAATTTACAGTTCTTCCTGTTGAAGCTGCTGGATGGCCTGCATCTAACTTCGCTGCTGACTTAAAAGCTTTCACTTACTCTAATGAGTACAGAAAAGGAACTAATGGTAGAGAAGAGTCTTTAGAAGCACAACCAGATATCTTTGAAAACAAACCAATCATCATCAAAGAGTTAGATGAAGTTAATGGTTCTGATATGGCTCAAGTTGGTTGGATTGAAGTTGAAGGAGAAAATGGAATGGGGTACTTATGGTACTTAAAATCAAGAGCACAATCTCGTCAAAGATTTGATGACTACTTAGAAATGGGTATGGTAGAAGGTGTTTCTTTTGAAAGTGGTTCTGCTGCTGCTACTGCTGGATATACAGGAACTGAAGGTTTCTTCGAAGCTGTTGAGCAAGGAAACATTTTCTCAGGTGTTATCTCTACTTTAGCTGATGTTGATGAGGTATTAGCTAGATTAAACCGTCAAGGTGCAATATCTGAGTACATTATGATGAATGACTTTGAACAAGACAGAGAATTAGATTATATGTTAGCTGCTCAAAATTCTTACGGTGTAGGTGGTACTTCTTACGGTGCTTTCAACAACAGTGAGGATATGGCTTTAAACTTAGGATTCACAGGATTCAAAGTTGCAGGTTTCGAAATCTACAAGTCTCAATGGAAATACTTAGATGACCCAACTGCTCGTGGTTTATTCGAAGGTAACAATGCTATCAATGGTGTTATGTGTCCTTCTGGAACTAAAACTGTACGTGATGAAGTATTAGGAGCTAACGCTACTTTACCATTCTTACACGTTAAATACCGTAAATCTGCTACTGAAGACAGACGTTACAAAGTATGGTCTACAGGTTCAGCAGGTGGAGCTAACAACTCTGACTTAGATGCTAACCAATTACATATGTTATCTGAAAGAGCATTATGTACAATGGGTAGAAATAACTTCGTTTTAGTTCGTGGGTAATAAATAATTGTTAATAAGCAATTTAAAATATAAAGGAGAGGCTATAAACCTCTCCTTTTTTTATTAAATACTACTACCTTTTTTTAAATTATCTTGCCACCATAAAGGCTGTATATTTGTATAATGACATAGTTTTTCTAATTCTTCTTTTGTTTTTGCACTAGATAAAGGTATTATATGATCTAAATGCCATCCTTTTAACCCTCTATTCTCCCAAGTCATACCTTCAGTAAATTTAGATTCTAAATATTTTTTAAACTCTTCAGGGCTACATCCTATTAAATCAGTTGTTTTTGTTGGTTTTTCAAATTCTTTTTGCTTAAACGCCATCTTTGTTCTAGTTCTATATTGTTTTGTTAGTTTGTAGAGTTCATCTTCTTTAGCTCTATTCCTTTCATAATTTACATTTTTATTTATTATTTTAGACTTATTTTCTTCGTAATATTCTTTATTTCTAACTGTAAGCCTTTCTTTATTTTCAGCCCAATATTTTTTATTCCTTTCTATACATTCATCTTTTTTATAAATCCATCTTTCTCTGTTGTATTTTTCTTGCTTATCTTTATTTTTAATTCTCCAC